AAGCTAAGAATTTAATGTCTGACATCCTTATCGGAAATGGTAGTATTGTAACGGATTATACTTATAAATCAGACATAGACTCAGATACATATAACCAAGTCAAGCTTGTTCGTCCAAATAGAGAAACCGGTCAGGGTGATACTTATAATTTTAGCGATAGTACAACAATAAAAAAATGGGGACTCCTGCAGAAATATGTGAAGGTAGATGAAAATTTGAATGAGGCGCAGATAAATGAACAAGGAAATATCATGATGGCTTACTATGACAGAGTGCTTAAGACAATATCAGTTGACGGCGTCGGTGGTGTGCCAGGGCTTAAAGCAGGCGCTATGGCAAAGTTTAAAATTAAAGATGTGCCTGAGCTCTCCAGTGGCATGTTCTTGTTGCTGGATAAGGTAAAACATACTTTTTCCAACGGAGAACACACTATGAGTCTGGAAGCAAAAATCATAAACATATAAGGAGATTTGTATGGAGCTAATACAGACAATAAAATCTATTGTTATTGATACGGTGAGAGCCATGGATTTATTGGATACTGGGTATGCTACTGTGATTTCTGCATCCCCTCTAACAATAAAAATACAGGCTACACAGCTGACTGTTAAAGAGCCGGTGGCAGTACTGACGGACAGTGTGAGATACCGGGCTGTTACTGTTCAGGGAGAGACTGTAGTTATTAATCCAGGCTTAGCAGTCGGCGATAAAGTTCTCTATTTAAAGGCAAATTCTGGACAAAATTATATCGTAATGGCGAAAGTGTAGGTGATAATATGTCAACTCTTCCGGAATCTTTAAGTACAATTTATGGAGGAAACACCGTGGATTATGCAACAGATACATTTCTGGTGGATAAAAGTACCGGAACTATTAAAAAGGTTGGCGGTGGTCTTGATGCAATGAAGCAGGCGGCAGAAATAATACTGGATACTGAGAGATATGAGAACCAGATCTATTCATCAAATTTTGGCAGAGAATTAAATAAATTAGTGGGTAAACCACCTGAGTATGTGGCAAGCATGTTAAAAAGGCGGATTCGAGAAGCGTTCTCCATGGATTCCCGGTTCCTGTCAGTTGATAACTTTGTCTTTGTGACAGCGTTGGGATCCATGAAATGCACCTTTGACATAAAGACCGTATTCGGAATGGTTTCAGGGGAGGTGGAGGTTTGATCGATTTTAGTAATAAAACGTATGCGAACATACTGTCGGAGCAGTTAAACCGCGTACCAGATACTATTGATAAAAGGCAGGGATCCATGATCCAAACTGCACTGGGACCAGAAAGCTGGTATCTGGAAGGGTTGTATCTTGATTTGGGCTCTGTGCAGAAGAATGCATATGCTGAAACCGCTGGAGGCGATTTCCTTAATATGC